GTGCTGAAATGCTTGGATCGACAGTCGCCTGTTGTTGCAGTTGACTACCATCACCAAAATTCACACCGTACTGCTGCGCGAGACGCAAGAAAAGTTGTTGCTTCTGTTGCGGGTCGCTGTAACGCAAAGCATGATCTGCTTCCATCAACGCTTTGACGGCTTTTGGCCCATCAATCCCCAGTCCACGGATCGTGTCCATGTATGGGTTCATAACCTCTTGATACTGATCTGCAAACTTGGCTTTTTCCATCAGGGGTTGAACCCCTGCCTTCATTTGTTCTTCGCGCTGCCAGGCATATTCCTTCAGCCTATCGTCGGCAGTCTGCCATGCGTCGTGATAATCCTTTTTCCATGACGCAGGAGGGCGCTTCCACACCGGCTCTTCAACAGCCGGTTGCTCACCATTTGCCTGCTGAACCATCGTCTGTTCGGCTTCACGCGGAGCAAACTTACCTTGCTCATCTCGCGGCACATCCTCGCGGGGCATTTCGCCTGGCGGGGCATTGACGGCTTGGTCAAACTGCTGCTCAAGCATTTCCCTGCGTGTATCTTCAACTGGCACTATTGCGTGTAGATCGCTCATTATCGTTCCCTGTGGGGGTTAGTAAATCTAGCGTCATCACGAAGTCTGCTAAGAATCTTATTCGCTTCGGAATGCGTCATGTTTGACAGTTGCTGCCTCAAGACTTCCCTGCGGTTATCTTTAACCGGCGCAACTTTTGTTTCCATCTTTTCGTTGCCGACTTCTATGCAGCCATGCGCTTGCAGGTGCTCCCTGTGGCGGCTGCGGCTGGTAATCATCGACCCGTCAACCATCGACTGATACGGCTGAATGTCCGGCATGATGTGATGCACAGCAGTCGGTTGATACTCGCCAACCTCTATTGCCTCACCGTCAACATAAATCCAACGTTTTCTCATAGAAGTAACAGAATTTCCTCGTTGTCAATTTCAACGTGCTGATGCCATATCTGTTCAGCATTCTTAAGATCAGCAATCAATTTATCAAAATTAAGATTACTTGTCAAAATCTGTTGTTTGGTTATGTAATTCAACGGCTCGACAACTTCGGGGATATCTTCCTTACCTTCAACAATTCTTTCATAGAGGGCGAGAACTTCTTTGCGACGCGCCTCCCGTACCGCCTTTTCCCTTGCAAAGCGATCTTTCAGTTTGTCGCCATCATGGGTATCGAATTCGACAAGAACCGGGACGTAATCCCATGTCGCGTCATCCCATGTGCCGGTGTCCCATACGCCGTTCATACGGCAATTTCAACGCCTATCGCTTTGCCATCTGGCCCACGAACTATGCGTTTAGGCGCATTCAGCGTTTGGATCATCGAGGCGATGTTGTCCATTGTCGCGTTAGTCTTGTTAGCCATATCCTCGTGCAAATTGGCAACTTGCTGGACGGCAGCAACAACATTGTTTCCAAGCTCCGCTGTCATTCGTTCTGAAGCAGCATTTGCCGCCTCCAGCAACGGGATATCCACGCCGGGGTTAGCACCGATCCGCGCAACGGTAACTTTTGTTGCTGCATCAAGCTCAGTTTTCCACCGGTTGTATTGCTCTTCCATCTCAGCTTTCTGACGGTCAAACTCCAATTTCTGAGCGTCCATCTGAGCACGCATCTGCTCAACCTCGACCTCGCGCTGCGTTTTAGCCTGCTCAAGCTGCAACTTTGCTTGATCCATTTGCATTTGCGCTTGCAACTTTGCTTGCTCGATCTGCATCTGTGCTTGCATCTTGGCTTGCTCAAGTTGCCCATCTGCCTGCATTTTGCCCTGCGCCATTTGCTGCTCTGCTTGCATCTTCATCATTTCAGGATTCGGCTGCGGCTCGACCGGGGGCTTGTTGACTAGCTTGTTAATTGATTGATCAATAGCGCCCTCAATCTGCCTGGCGCCTTTAAATGCACCCACACCGAACTTCAGCAACTCGCCGATCATGGGGATCATTTCCGGTGCTTGCTGACCTAACGGCAATGCTTCGCGCAAGAATGAGCCAAACGCTTGCAGGAATTCACCGCGCTCTTGCTTCATCTTCTGTTCGTCAAGCTGCACGAGAGAATCAGCAGCCACTTCGATGCGGAAGTTACGCAGCGGGTTGTCTTTCAGCAGAGCAAGAGCCTGGGGGATCAACTGCTGATCTTCGGGCTGCATCTGATCTGCTGCGGCAAACATCACAATAGTTTGCGGTTGGAACTTGGTGCAGATAACCTGCGCCTTCAGCCGTAGCAAGCCGGTCGCAAACAGCGCCACATCTTCCTGCATCGAGCGCAGACGGATCGAGGCGTATTGCCCTTTGATCTGTTGTGCCGTAGCCGTCTCGGACGCAAACGACGATCCTCGGATAATGTCCGAAAGACCTGTAATTTCGTATATTTGGTTCTTGATCTCAGTCCGCGCCTGATAGCACTGAATCAGGGTTGCAGCAATCATGTCGATGGGCAGGAAGTCGATAGCGCCCTTCAGACCGCCCTTCTCACCAAACGCCATCCAGGTATCAACCGGCAACAGAGCATTGTTCTCGCCCTCAGTCATCAGTCGCTGCAAAGCAGGCTGAGAAGCGTCATATACGCCCCTGACGCGCAAAGCCTTGACCAAACCATCTATGCGGTCAGACAGGATATCAAGCTCATTAGCCTGATCCTGATACAGCACAAAGTCGGCCACCGGAACGAGGGTGTCGCTCGTCATCGTTGCGTACAACGGACGCGGGCAGGGGAAAAAGCCTTCCAACTCTAGCGGATCGTCGCGCTCGTCAATGATGTTGGGCATTGACTTGCTGAACCAGTAAACCTTGCCGGTTTCCTTGTCCCAATACTCACAAATCTTTGCGCGGGTGTGTTCTTTCGTCGATTGCCCGTACTGTTTAAGGGTATCAGGGCCTGCATCGAAAGGTATCTTTTCTCCCACTTCATCGCCGAAACGCTCTACCAGGGCCTCGCGGGTCATATAGACCCAGCGCCAAACAGCCGTCACTTCTTCCCATGTACGAGCTACTGAGTGGCCGAAGTCTTTCCAATGCACATAATCAATGGGAGCGCATTCGTACTCGATTTCCTCCATTGGCTCTTCACCTGCAAGAGCGTCATCGTGCATTCCGGGTTCGGGTTCGTCAATGTCCTCGGTGACTTCTAGTCCATCTTCCGGCATATCAATCGCTTGAACGTGCGGTTCATAACGCACCCAAGCAGTCCCACGCCCACCAAGGAAGCGATCCTCGACGCAATGCTTCATAGTGCTGCGGAAATCAGGGTAATGCTCAATCTCAAAATCTAGCGCCCGCTCTATCAGCAAGGAAGCAACCCGTCCCACTTGGTCGTTATCACCGAAACGACGCGACACATCTGCCTTGGGCAGACGAGCGTAAACAGCAGGGATCAACGTCTGAACGTTCGACCACAGGATGTTGAACTTAGCAGTCTCGTTCGTGTTCTGACTGCGGTTGTCGTCGCGGTAACGCTTGATGATCTTCTGAGCGCGGGCTTCCCACTTCTTGAAGTCACCGTCATACGCTGCGACGTTATGCAGCAGCTTTTGCAAGCCTGTGCTTTGCTCTTCCATTATTCTCGTCCTAGTATGTTCAGCAGACCTTCGTTACCGGGAAACACTACGAAATTGCGTGTGCCTTTGTTTTTATTGCGTGCCGCATCTAAGTATTTGATTCCGGGAATTCCTGCTTCGCGTAGAGCTTCCGATGCTAACTTTTGACTGCGACCTTGTTGCAATGCTTCATACAACCATTGCCCTCTTGTATCTTCATCAATAGGCATAGCATCTACAGGTCGTCCTAAAGCATCTTTGCCATGCAATTGTTTCACCGCGGCTTGCACATCGGGATGTTGTTGGCTTAACGGTTTGTCGTAATCCAACATACGAGACACAGCTTCATCAGACAAATCTACTTTGTAGACTGATCCCTTTGGGGATACTTTATTTGACGCAACAAGGTCAATGGCATCTTTGAGTTGTGCTTTTGTTTCTGCTGATTGATATTTGCCTGCGGTTCTTGCAACCATTTCTAAATGGGCTTTAGCTTTAGCAACATCGCCAAATTCGTCGATTGTTTTTTGCGCTAACCATACAGGATCATCAAAATTTACCGTTGTTGGCTTTCCTTGCATTGTTGCGCCAACATACGCTCGATCAGCAGAATATATACGGGCTGTTTCGGGACGCTCAGCCAAATAATGCCCATAGCCCATCGCCTGTGCGCCCTCGCCTGTGCCGATCTTGGTCGGGTCAAACTCACCTAGCGGATTCTTGGCAGTTGCTGCAAAGCGATGCGGTGAACCGTGATACACGTCTATCGGCAATGCCATGCCGGTCTTGAATGCGTAATTCTCAAGTGCTTGCGCTATCTGCGGTGCTGCGGCTTGCCCTAGCATTTTCGCGCCCTTAACCGCAGGGCCTGCCAATGGGATCGCTGAGCCGACAATATCCAACCCTAGCATCAGCTTTTCAACATCTTCCTGATTGCGTTTGAAAGCCGGATAACGCTCGTCCATCACCGAAGTGGGCGGCATCATGTTCTCCCGCCCTCGCGCACCTTGCGCTGCTAGGTTAGGGTTCATCCTTGCCGCTTGTTGTGCTTGTTGATACTCAAGCGCCGCCGCTAAACGTTCTTGCTCAGTCACGATTACGCTCCGAGATAGCACGAGCCTTGGCGCGGGCATCCTCTTTACTTGATGCGCCCCACGCCTTCAGCGCCAATGCCAATCGAGTTGGACTACCATTTTTTTCCATTGGCCCGGGCATATTGCCCATCCTTGCCAAGAATGAAGCTCTGCGCGGGTTGTCGCCTGACTTGACCGGTGGCTTCAATGTGCCACCCGTCTCAGCTTTGTACGAGGCACGCCCCTTGGCATTAAGACCGCCTTGGGGGTTCTTGCCTTCGCTACGTTGCCAGGCTGCGCTCACTTGTTCTCCGGTTTCACAGTTTTAGCCGACTCACGGAATGCTTTAGCAGTTGGCGCACCGGGGTCGCCAGGCTTACGCATACGCTCGCCCGAACCGGCTTTGATCCGCTCCTGCTTCGCTAGGATGTTGGCGTACAGCCCCGGCTTGTTCATTAGCTAAATATCCCGACAGCCATCACTTCAACGCCTGCGCCGGTGGTCACTTTCCACGCACCGTCTGCGCTAACAGCATTGATCTCAATGTTGTAGACGTTGATGCCTGTACCTGCAAGCGCAGGCAGTACGGTGTGCGTCAGTATGCCCGCTCCCGAACCGTCAACAATCAGGACGTTACCCGTTGCTGCGGTTGAGACGGTACAGATCAGCCTGTGCAAATAGTCGCCTTTAGCGCCCGTAGCGCCCAAGACTTGCGCGGTTTGACCTGCTGCAACGTGCTCATAAAAATAACGATAGGGGTTAGAAACGCCACTCATATTCGTGCTCCTTTAGGTTTAGCAGTCGCCCACATGTCGTTGAGGGTAACTGTGTTTTGCGGGCCTACCATCAAAGGCTTTTCTCTATCCGGCGCTCTGAATACCGGTTCATTCTTCCAACTGATCGCCATCATACGAAATGCGTCGGCAGGGTGGCTAGTCCAATCGTGTCTTGGAGTCTGCCTGAAAGCCTTTTTGTCCTCGTCATACTCGCGTTGGTATTGCTTCAACGCCTCGATGCCCTCGTAACACTTGTTGTCGAACCAAGTCGTCGGGATCATCTTTCTTACCGCTTGGATGCCGTCTTGTACCGAGAGATCAGGAACGATGCTAAGTGTCCCAAGCCCCAAGTGCTGTGCAAGCTGCTCGATAATGCTCTTTCCTCCGCTTGCAAGGGTCTTAGCCTTTGCGTCGTGCGGTAGATAGTGCTTGCCGTAGCGGTAGCCTCGGTCGGTAATGACTTGGGCAAGTTCCTCGATGTTCGCGCCCGATACCGAGTAGAAGTCGATAACATGTATCTCCCCCCTAACGACCTGATACCACCAAATAGCCGTGTCGTCCCGATAGCCTAAGTCCCATGCCGTATGAACGGGCAGGTTAGGATCAACTGAAACGATTGTTACTCTGCCTTCTTGCTCAGCTTCCCTGAGTTCTTGACCGTAAAAAGCTCCGAGGATTGCAGCTTCAAATGAGCATTCGTATTCCTGCAAATACTGATCCTCGGATAATTGCGCCCTTGCTGCCGAAAGCTCGGATGGTGGCAACAAGCCCGACGAAGAAGCGGGGAGACGCAGCAGAAACCACTCGTGAGGGGAACGAGCAGCATTTTCATACACCGACCAAAACTGGTTTTTACCTTTGGGCGTACCACCAAAGACCGCCCATCCCTGCTTATCAGACAGCGCCGGACGAATGACGTTGCCCCATACTGAAGGCTTAAAGTCGCCGTACTCGTCCATGTATATCCCGTCGAAGCCCAAGCCCCGCATAGCATCGGCGTTGTCAGCACCGAACAGCCTGATCTTCGCCCCGTTCATTACCGTGACCGTCAATTCGGCCTCGTTGCTGTCTGAAATGATCGGCTGAGCGAAGTTCTTCAGATAGTCCCAAACAACGCTTTTAGCCTGGCTGCGGTACGGTGCGACATAACCAAACAGAGGGAAAGCGCTCTTACAGGTAGCCGCGGCTCTGATAACGTCGTTGATGGCCGCTACGGTCTTGCCTGCCCGCCTATGGGCTACAAGACAGCCCCACCGCTGCGTTCTTGCATGGAACGGTAGGAATGCGTGTCTCGGCGCATAAGGAAGGATTATTTCGGATCGGCCCATCGTATCGTCAACTCTTGTGGCCCACCCTCCGGCCCTGTGTTTTCATGCCGCTGCGTTTCAGCCCACCGCATCTGCGCCTTAGTCCACCAAATCAGCGCCGTGGTATCGCCTGACTGCGCCTTGTTAAACAGGGTCTTGGCAATCTGTGCCGATGCCGTTGCCTTGCCGAGCGCAAGTTCCGTTTCGTAATACTTACGCAGGGTAACGTGAGATACGCCCAGAAGCGCCCCTATCTGATCGTGAGGCAATCCTAGTCCCGCAGCTTGCTTAGCCTGCTCGCGGGTCTTGTCGGTCGGTTTGTGGGGTTCTTGTGCCATTGTCTTTTATTAACTAAATCATGCCGCTTTATCTATCTTAACAAACGGTTCATTTGTGCTTTCAAGGAAAGCTGTCTTTCCGGTGAATTCCTGCCACCGTTGCACGATAACGTCGCAGTATTTGGGGTCGAGTTCCATCATGCGGTTGATGCGGCCTGTTTTCTCGCAGGCGATTAAGGTTGAGCCGCTGCCGCCAAATAGGTCAACAATAATGCGTTTATCAGCCATAGAATAGTAATCAAAAAACCAACACACCAATTCAACAGGTTTTTGCGTAGGATGAACTCTTTTTTTTGTGTCATCTTTTTGCATTCCATGATGCCCAGACCACAAAATTCTTGCCACCATTCGTTTATGTTTTGCCTTTGACCAACAAAGCTCAAACGTGTTTCCAACAACTTTATCCATGTTTTCACCACATCGCTTATCCCATACCACCCATGAACCGGAGTTTCGGTTAGGTATCAAATCAACGTAATAATCAGCCCCCCAAAGAAAAACTTCTTTGCAATAATCAAACATAGAAAAAATTGTATTTATAAACTCGGGGTTGAAGTCCTCATGATCGCCCTTAACCGCGTCAAATCGGTTGCCCGTTTTTTTATGTTTGGCATCGTTGCTGAACATACTGTCGTAATTTGTATTTAAAAACATTCCATAAGGCGGGTCAGTAAAAACCATATCCGCTTTTTGCCCATCCATCAGCTTTTCAACGGCATCAACACTTGTTGAATCCCCACACATCAAACGATGCTTTCCAAGCACCCAAACATCGCCAATTTTTGTTACAGGGTTTTCAGGCACTTCGGGGACGGCATCCTCGTCGGTCAAGCCTTCAACTACGGTCGGGGTCAGCAGCGCGTTGATTTCGTCCGTTGAAAATCCTGTCAACGACAAATCGAATTCCATGTCCTTGAGATCGCCCAGTTCTAGGGCAAGCATCTCATCATCCCACCCAGCGTTTAGCGCCAGTTTGTTGTCGGCAATGACGTATGCCCGCTTCTGCGCGTCTGATAGGTGGCTGAGTCGGATACACGGGACTTCGGTCAGTTGCAGCTTACGGGCCGCTAAAAGCCGTCCATGCCCGGCAATAATGCCGCTTTGCTCGTCAATCAAGATTGGATTGGTAAATCCAAATTCCTTAATGCTTGCGGCAATTTGCGCCACCTGCGCGTCGTCATGGGTGCGCGAGTTCTTAGCGAACGGGATCAGATCACCGACAGAGACGTGTTCTATGTTCATTAACCCATCTTTTTCATAGCTTCAGCCAGTTTTTTGCCCTTGTCAGCCTGATTGAATTCTTTAGCCACTTTGACCGGCACGCCTACTTTCTTGGCGAACTTGGGGTCATGTGCAGCCGCGGCCATCATGCGAGCTTGAGCGGGTGAATGGCTAGGCATTATTTCAAGAACCGGAGTTTGTAGAGGGTCGAATCAATCTGATCCGCGATCTCGTCCACGATGTTCTGAAGCTGGCTTTCGCTTGGCAAGTCTTTGCGGATATCGTCCACGAAGTCTTTTATCTGCGTCAGGTACTTCACCGGCTCTGTAGCCAGGTGGAAGTCTTTGGGGTAGTTAGTGATGATGTCATAGCATCCCTGATACGCCTCTGCCCACTTGTCTGCGAGTTCCACGATAGCGTCGTAATACTCACCGAGCGCCATGTGCTGCGCGAATGACTTGGTCTGCAAGTGCATGAAGTGCGTAACGGTTGCTGAGTGAAAAAGAACACTAACAAACGCCGCCGCCGATTCGTTGTATTTCGACATTTTTCACCCTTTTTCAGCAATTTCACAATGATATTCTGAATTTATCAGGCAGTCAAGCACGTAATTTGACCATCTGAGCAATCATAATTTCAACCGTGTCCTTGACTCCTTGCTTGTCTCGCACGATTGCCCGACACCCCGTCCACTGCAATGCAAACTTTTGTTGATCCTCGGTTTCCTTACCCTTTGGCCCTTTGACTTCGACGAGCCATGTAACGCCGCCGAAAGCCACCAACAGATCGGGAACGCCTCTACCCATCGGGGCGAGGGATAAGACCGCACAGCCGCGCATTTTGAACTCTGTAACGATCTCTTGGTGATTCGCATCGACTTTAGCAGCGCGTCTCAATGGGATGCCTTCTCAATAGCTTTGGCGGCTTCAATCTCGGCAATGACTTCCGGCCCTGTTTCAATCGTGATCCGCATATCCTGCACCAACAATTCCATGCACACCCCATCAGCAAGTTCTGTTTCCGTGTAATTGCTTTTTGCCTGCCCAAACTCAAGAAAAACTGTGCAGATTTTGTGCAACGCTTTCAACGCTTGAACTTCGCTTACTTTTGTGAACTGGCACATAATTGCTCCGTCTGTTGTAACAATTCTTGCTCTGTCCCGTATCTTTGCTCGAAAGCCTTGCGCCAGGGGTGGCGGCTCACATATTCCGGCGTATTGCGTCCACTTCTGTGATGGGTGGGACACAGACATATCACAAACATTTCACCCGCCCGTTTGCTGCCACTCAGGACGTGGTGGATATCGCCGTCGGAACGTTCCCCGTGGAACAACCGGCACACAATGCAGCCCAAATCCCTGACCTTGGCGTGCCACTCCTGTTCAGCCTTGGTCACGCAAACATCCTTTCCTGTTGCGGGACAATTTCCCATTGTGGTTTGCATTGAATTGCATCCCAAATATTTGCCATTTCTAAAGCGTTGTTTCTAATGTGATGGTTTCTTGCAATGTCTGTGCTGTCTACAGACGCAAAAGGATAACCAAACCTAGCTGCCGCCAATCCTCGTAACATATGTAACCAAACCGGCACAACTCCATTCTTACAAATAGCATTCATGGCTTGCGTCATGCGTTCATGCCAAATCGGACTACCAACAACTTGATATTGGGCGCTCGAGCCAATGCAAACTCGATCATAGTCCGCACAGAGTCGCTCAAATCTTTCAATAGATTCATGCAAGTGCCAAACGGGGACGCCCCGTTTATAAGGCCAATCCTTTAACAAAGCATCATTCTCGGCTTCGCCGCCCTCTATATCGTCGGGAATAACTGCCCAACTTGTAGGATAAGCAAGCCATTTTCCTGCCCATTTATAGTATTTTTCCCAATCAGGTTTGATTCCACGCTTCCAAACAGAAAATGCTCCATTGTCAAGCATCACACTTTGACCATGTTCATGCGCCCATGTCACATCGTTTGGCGAAGCGAACGATACACAAAAGCATCGCCCCGACAAAGTTTGCAAAACCGATCTAGGAGTTATTGGAGTGCCGTGATAATGAATTGTCATTTATTTTTTCCCACACTTCTTTCGCGCCTTTTTCCCATTCGCCGGTCAAATCAATGTTTGCGTGATGACTTGCCGCCATCAGCCAATCCAGCCATTCTGAGAATCGAGCCTTGGTGTATTTGCTCGTTCGTCTGCCGAGCATAACAACGCCTCCATTTAGCCCCATAGCCAGCCGTGGCGACGTTTCGCCCTCAAAAGCGGCTGTCAATACGTCCTTCCATTCCTCGGCGCTCATGCGCGTTTTTGCGCCGTTTACGATCCACATCTTTTGCCTAGACCACGCTTCTAGGACAGGCCATTGCGCGGCGTTTTGGTCGATGGTGCGGTCAATATTCATAGTTAATGGTTGTTCTGTTTATTCGCAGCACCGTTGCGCCGTTGCGGATGTGAAAGTCTCGCGCCATTGCGGTCTTGGGCGACATAGTGATGATTCGATACCCGCTATTTTTCCTAGCAACCGCCCTCACCAATTTTTGACCGCATCCTTTTTTGTAAGACCAAATCGAATACAGGATAATTTTTTCATCGGTATTTTCTTGCTGATTGAATTTTGCCAAGTCGCGCTCAGTTCTTGGAACTCTGTATTTGCGAGCACAGCAAACGATAGCGCCTATCTCTTTGCCTTCAATCCACATATAGACGTAACGCCCGTAACTAACTTTGCGCTGCGGGCTGATCCTCGGACGCACCGGGTCATCAAGCAGGATTGGATCGGGATCATGTAGTTGGACTAGCATTCGTTCTTTTCCCGCAGCTTGGCTTCAACCATTTCGACGCATCGACTCCAAATGTCGATTCTTAGGTAACAATCGTGCTTTTCTTCCTCAGTCAGCCCAACCCACTCGCGTTTTGGCTGTGCCAAGGTTTCTTTCAATCTTTCGGCTTCTTCCAAGCTATCGCATTCCACACACACTTCCCATTTTTTTGCAAAAACACCGCGAGCATTTTTGTCTTGATCAACTAATTGTTCGTAGGGAACTATGCGAATCCTCATTTCCGCACCCACACGCGGCACATACGGCCTGACGCGCCTTTCTTTTGTCCATCGGGGTAGGCAAGGTCTAACCGTTCAAGCTCGCTCATCCTGCGGGCTACGGCGTTATGGTCGAGATCAGTACGAGCTGCAATATCGTAGATCGTGCCAGGCTGCTCAAGCGCCGCCAGGATAATGCCGTGGTGCTTGGTAGCGAGTTCTGCTGCCTGATCCGCTGCTGCATGGCTGGTATCAGGATCGGTGTTGCGTACACGCGGAAACTGCAAGTTGGGAAACCATTTATCTAGCATCATTTTTTTATCCATTCATAGAAAAGGTTATTTTCTGTTGCCCTAACTTCAACCACCAAAAACTCAGCCGCAAACGCCCTCACGATCTCGGCTGATTCGGGCATAGCTGCTGCCCGTTCCTCTCGCGTCATGTTCTGCACGCGCACTGCTGTTGCTACCCTATCCTGCCATTTCATTTTTTTGCTCTACAGCTTTACGGGCTTCCATCTCCCGAATATCCATTGCGGCATCTGCTACGCCATGCCAATCAGCTTGGCGCACTTTCAGCATGAGATACGCTTGCATGATCTCTAAGTCAGTCATCGCTGCACCTGTTTGTTTTTCATGCCATCAAGAATTGCTTTGATCTTTGCCTTGTTGCGGGAAATTTCCTCGGGCGTGATCTTGGCCTCCAACATCACCGGCGGTGTCCAATGCGACCGGCACAGTTCCACGAACTGAGGCAACGTCGGCGGTTCAAGGGGCAAACTATCCAAAGCCCGCTTGATGGTGTCAGGACGCTGATTTGCGAGCTTCTCAGCCCACACCTGCAAAGCATTCACAATCCCAACATCCTCGCCGTCAACTACCTGGCCCGTCATCCACATCCGTAACCACTTTGAGCCGTAATGGGCGTGCATGACTTGGAATATTTTCTTGATCCACGCATCCGGCAACTTCTCTTTCATGGCGCACACCTCCAAAAATTGATGATCCAGTTCTTGTCAACGATTCGTGATAGCTGCCTTTTTTTTGCAGCCACTCAGCCTTAAAACCAGTCCACCCTCTTGCACACATCTCTTGCAAAGCCGCCTGTAGGGTTAAACCTGCTTTCTGCGCCTCCCGTTCAATTCCCTGCAAAGCGGTTTTGGTTACCGCAGCTCGCTTGGATTTTCTAAGAGACAAGAAATCTTTCCACACCGATTCTGATACGCCTTCAGGCGGCGTATTTATTACTGGTGACTGGTGTTTGGTGACTGGTGACTGGTGAGCATTGCCTTCGCTATGCGTTCGCATTGCGTTCGCATTGCCATCGGACTGCGTTGGCATTTTGCTCCAACGAGCGTTTGCACTATGACGAGCCTTGTCTTGTTTCTCTCTGAACCGAGCAATTTCCTGATCGCACCTTTTATTGTGCCAATGCCCATCTTCCAAGAAAAAAAACTCTGCGAGCACCACATCAACAGCTTTTCGCTCCTCGCGGGTGCGGCAACCTATCAACCTTTGTATGGCTGAAACGTCACCTGGAAGCGGGCTTTCCTCGGCATAGTATTTTCGGATCATCCGCAGATACGCGGCATCCTCAAGAAAAGTAAGGTGCGCGGTTGCTTGCGCGTAATCGCCTAAGTGGTGCTCGTAGTAGTTCATGGCATTCCTGAAAACAAAAACCCTCTAGTGGGGAGGCGGTTGGAAGCCTGCACAAGCACAGGTTGCCATCCCCACTGGAGGGTTCTTGTGCTTGTGTTCGCGCTTCCAACGCGGCCCGGTCTTTTTCTCGGACACCAGTAGACTCCCATAAAACGCGGGCCGTGTCAACTACTGTTGTGGGACGATTTCAGCCACCATCTGAGCGACGGGGATGTAATCAGTAGGATTGACCTTCAGACCGTTGTTTGTAAGCACCTGGAGCTTGTATGCCATGCCCTCGGGTATCTGACCACGCTTTGCCCATTGGCTTACTGCCTGGCTCGTAATGCCCAGCGCCTCGGCTAGCTTGCGACGGTTGCCAAAGTGCTGTTCTGCTTCTGCGATTTTCATGATGTTCCTTTGATGGTTAAAGATAACTTGCAAAGCATCCTAACCTGTGCAAACATATCTTGTCAAGCGGCATTGATTTAGTTAAGAATACTTTACAATTTTCCTTTGCAACAAGCGTTGACAAGTGGCAAATAGGTGAGTAAAGTTCGTCCTGTGGTAACCGATTGACAACAACAAAACGGGATTACAAAAAATGAAAACCATCAAAATCAAAACTAACAAAAACGGCATCAAATACGGTTTAGTAGCCGTGCACACCGGTTTGTCAGCAGATTTGGACGATTGCACTTATGCGGTTTACAAGCTGTGCGAAAACTACAACAACACGGCTAAAAACGGTATTGCCAAAACTTGGCGTTACGTTGAAAAAAATCTGTCGTTCGAAAATGCGTTAACTCTTTTTACTAAGCGTAGTAAGTAAACCAACGGGGGCGCAAGCCCCTACTAATTGACAACAACAGGAGACACAAATGAACCTTTGCAAAAATTGCGCTCACTACAAGAAAAACGCCGACAACATCGAAGCGTCCGAATGCACCCGCAAACCGCAGTTCTCACCCATCAGCGGTCACGTGCTGCCAACGTTTTGCAACCTTGAGCGTGCAGCTTGGGGAACGTGCAAACCCGAGGGTGTCCACTTCAAGCCACGCGAACTCACGATGACTGAATCGGAACTAGATCACGAGTGGGCGCGACGCATGAGCCGTGGCGAATACGACTACGACATTTTCTGCCGTCGATTGGTGGCTGGATCATGATCGGGGATCGCGCAGTAGCAATCGGTTTCACCTTACTTTTCTTATTGATCATCACGGGGGTACTAGCATGAGCGTTTACACAAAATTAATGCAAGCAAGGCTGTTCCTGCAAGCCACGAAGTTGACCAAGTCGGGCGAAAACAAGTTTGCCGTATACAAGTATTTTGAACTGGGCGACTTCCTGCCTACGGTGCAGGAGATTTTCCACAACCTTGGACTGTGCGGAGTTGTCAGCTACACCGCCGACGTTGCCCGCTTGACGATCATCGACACCGAGGATGGTTCGCAACTCGAGATCACCTCGCCGATGGGTAGCGCCGCCTTAAAGGGATGCCACGAAGTGCAAAATATCGGGGCAGTCGAAACTTACCAGCGCCGGTATCTGTGGGTCACGGCAATGGAAATTGTTGAGCATGATGTGCTGGACGCAACCAACGGCAAGGATGCCCCCGCAAAGCGCCTAGATTCGCTTCAAACGCATTTGACCGCCATTGCCGCAGTCAAGACACAGGACGAACTGAAAACGGCTTATACGGTCGCCTATAAAGCCGCCAAGGAATGCGGCGACACCGAGGCCATGACAGCAATCGTCGCTGCCAAGAATTCCCGCAAAGCCGAACTGGAGGAAGCATGAAAGTTTTGTCAATGCCGCAAGGCAGTCCCGAATGGCTTGCAGCTCGAGCTGGCAAGGTCACGGCTAGTCGGATCAACGACGTGATGGCGGCTAAGACTACCGCAGCCTACCGAGACTATCGGGCGCAAATCGTGGCTGAGATTCTGACCGGTCAGCCGCAGGAGTCCGGCTTTGTAAATGACTATATGCGCTGGGGCACAGAGCAAGAAAAGTTCGCTAGAGCCGAGTACGAAATGTTTTGCGCTTGGACGGTGGACGAAGTCGGGCTAGTCATACATCCAACCATTGAACAGGGTGCAGCTTCGCCCGATGGTTTTGTGTCTACTGACGGCTTGGTGGAAATTAAGTGCCCCAAGACTTCTACGCATCTGCAAACGCTGGTGGACAAGAAACAGCCTCGCCAATACGAGAATCAGATGCTGTGGGCGATGGCTTGCACGAGTCGGCAGTGGTGCGACTTTGTATCTTACGATCCGCGTTTGCCTGACGATTTACAGTTGTTTGTGCACCGGTTCGACCGCGATGAGAAACGCATCGAGGAAATCGAAGCAGCAGTAAAGCAGTTTTTGACTGAAGTAAATGAAATGATTGACAACATAAGGACAAAATAATGGCTTACATACCGAAACCCGGCAGCTTTACGCTGTTCAAGAACACCAAGAAGGAAACCGATAGCCATCCTGACTATCGCGGCGATGGCCTTGACCTGATGGGCGAACCGATATGGATATCAGCTTGGATCAGAGAGGGCGCAAAGGGCAAATTCATGTCTTGCAGTATGCAGCACAAAAACAAAGATCAGCCGGTAAAGAAAAAGGCTGGCGCGGCTGATTTGTCCGATATGGATAACGATATCCCTTTTAATTAAAACGGGTCTATAATGGTTGTACCTTCCGCACAGGAGATACAACATGGCTCGTTTCAAAGAATGCTTCAAGTGCAAGACCGTTCAGCCGTTAACTGAGTTCTACAAACATCAAGCAATGGCTGACGGTCATCTCAACAAATGCAAGACTTGTACGAAAAATGATGTGGCAACGCATAGGCTGCAAAACCTTGAAAAA